GCATCCACGCGACCCAATGAGATGACCATTATGCTAGGGCGGCATAACCTAGGTCCTCAAGTGGGAGGTCCTCGTAGGTTATGGCGCCAGCTATGTCAACGGGGGGTTCATCCCTACCCCGCACGTAGGTTTGCCTGTAGTCAGCCATCTCGTGGTGGCTATCGTAGAGTCCGACCAAAACAGGGTCGGCGAACATCTCTTCCGGAGTCAGGGCTTCGATCCGGATTTGGTCCCACGGGCTCACACCGTACATCTTGCAGAACAAGTTGCGGACATTTACGGTGGGCCCATTTGTGTATGCTTCTGCGGTGGCCTCTTTATACTGCTGCGTCCAATTTTGGAGGTCCCTGTAGTACACCCCAGTCGGGAAAATTGGTTTCGCCTCGCCGCAGCGCTGGATGCATTGGTGGGCTAACGATGCGATTATGGGACATTGCGGATATTGATACAGCATCGATAGCGCCTTCGACTTCAGCAGTCCACGCGCATTTTTCTCGGACCTGGCGAGGGGACTGTGGCTCCAGCCAAAATTGACCAGGGTCTTGATTGGGTCGACAACCATTATGTCGTCGTCCGAACACACCATACCGCAGAACGACGCAAGCCTGAAGTCGCTCACCTCCTCGATCTTTATCGTGAAGTTGAGCCCATCGAACCATTCCGATTTGACTCGTCTGTCCGTTGAAAATAGGCAATCGTCTCCCTCGAATACCCCGGAGAATCTCACGTCGTGCCGTATGCACACGTAGGACAACAGCGCCCAGTTCGAGAACCCATTTCCAAGACTGGTACACATATCTCCGCTCATCCGTGTTGCCCGAGTCTTCAGGGTGAACTCTCTGAATTCACAGGTGTTCACCCCGGCCAGGTGCCGGCGGACACACGCCAAGATTTGGGGGTAGTTTTGCATCATCCTGTCGTACAACAGGAACTCCAGTGCCTCCATTATACATTTCACGAAACTCCCCTCGAAAGAGGTGTAATCGGTTATGTAATAGTAGCCCAAGTCCCCAAGCTTTCTGCGGATGTAATCGACCCGCATGTGATACGGGACGTGCTTGATGAAGTTGGGATGGGAAAACACGACTTTCTCCACCTCCTTAAAAATGGGCCCGGAGTAGCATTTGAAGAAGTCACTCCTAGAGTTGATTGCCCTCGGGTTCTTGTACGACATCATCGTCTCCAGCTTGCAGAACGACTTGCATTTTCCGTCCTTCTCGTTCGGCAGCTCGTCGCAGCGCGCTTCCCACACCCTCATAAGTTCATCCCGCCTAGATAGGGTGTAAGGAGAGCAGTCGATCCATGTTCGCTGGGACAGGTCGGTCCCAAGGGGGAGAGCGGAGAACGTGGAGTCAACAAGTACCTGAGTGGCCTCGTGCAGTTGCGCCACATCTTTAGCGCATAGATCGGGGTTCTGGCGACAGTATCTGTAAAGCGCTCCGTGTAGGACACTTGGTCCATGGTGTGGGTCCGCAATAATGGGTGTGTGGCTGCGGAATGTCGGTCCGATGGTGTACTGGCATGCGTTGCGTGGGCCGCTCTCTCGCAGATTTGAGACCACAACGCCTTCCCGTATTGGCAGTAGAGCTGGTACGGTACGTTCTCCAATTCTGAATCCATAAGCC